GGCCACAGGCGGCTTGCGCGGCGGCAACATCCAAGGCGCACTGGCGCAGTTTCGTCCTGCACTGCTGAACCAAGCCCTTGAGCAGCAATACAGCCGACTCGGTGGCATGACCACCCTGGGCCAGCGCTCTGCTGCCGGTGTCGGCGCTGCCGGAATGGAAACGGGCACAAACGTGGCCAACTTGCTGTCCCAGCAAGGCGCAGCGCTCGCAGGCGGCGAACTTGGCCAGGCCAAAGCCTACGGCCAGATCCTGAACATGCCAGCGCAATTCCTCGGTATGCAGTACGGCGCAGGCCGAGGCGGATCGACTGCAACACCAGGCTTTGGCAATCTTTTCAGTGACCGTCGCCTGAAGAAAAACATTAAGCAGATCAGCACACGACCCGATGGCTTGAACGTCTACGAGTTCGATTACATCTGGGGCGGTGGCCGTCAAGTTGGCCTCATGGCCCAAGAAGTCCAGACCATTTACCCTGGTGCTGTTTCCGAGTCCGGCGGCTACTTGATGGTCGACTACAGCAAGGTCTAAAAACATGGCACAGATCAATCCATTCCAAGGCCCAATCAACTACGCAGTCGAAGTGCAAAGCCCATTTGAGGCCGCACTTGGGGGCATAAAAGTTGGTGCAGGCATTGCCGAAATGCAGGCTAAACGCGAAGCACAACAAGCAGCGCAACAGGCGCAGACAGAATTGAAGACTCTGTTTACAAATCCAAATGCAACAGCAGCAGACTATGCGCGTGCCACAGCCTTTTTGCCAAAAGATCAAGCCGAAAGCGTGCGCAAATCTTTTGACATGCTCAATGCTGAACAGCAACAGAACTCGCTTCGCGGTGCAGCCCAGGTTTACTCGGCAGTTAAATCTGGTCAACTTGACATTGCAAAAAACTTGCTCAAAGAACAGGCTACTGCACAGCGCAATGCCGGTCGGGAACAAGAAGCCAGAGCGTCTGAACATTCTTTGCAATTGATTGAGCTCAATCCAACTGGCGCACAAACCATTGTTGGCTTGATGACGGCAGCTCTGCCCGGTGGAACACAGTTGCTTGAGAATGTAGACAAGACACTTTCAACAGGACGCGCAGAAGCAGCAGCCCCGGCAGAGTTGCAGAAGAAAATTGCAGATGCCAATGCTGCTGTTGCTGATGCCGAGAAAAAGGTTGCCGAAGCCAAAGACACCCCGGCCCGATTGGCGGCAGAACAAGAGAAACGAATTGCAGACGCAAACAAAGCCAAGGTGGAGGCACAGTTCGCAGGTTCATTAGCGCAGGCCAATCTAAACCTGAACGCTGCACAGATCAAGAAGATCAACAGCGATATCAGCAATGCAGCCGCCAAGCTGAATCTTGATACTCAGACCATGCAGGCCACGGTCGCTGAAAAGCTGTCGAGCATCCAAAAGAACTTGACCGAATTGCCAGCCGACACTCGCAAACTGGTCAACGACTCAGCAGTTGCGGCAGCGGCATCCAAGCAATCCGCAGACCAGTACAACGATTTGGCCAAGCGCCTCGACGCAGCTGGAGGCGGTTTCGGCGCGGCCACCAGCTTCGCGGACTACCTGCGCAAAGCAACTGGCGCACAAAGCCCATTGACCGAATTGCGTCAGGAATACACACGCATTCGCAACTCGGCAGCCATCAAGTCACTTCCCCCAGGCGTGGCCACCGACAAGGACATTGAGCTGGCTTTGAAGGGCATCCCACCAGAAAACGCCAATGCCAGCACCATGGCCAGTTTCTTGCGCGGCATGGCCAAGATGCAAGACATCGAGGCATCCGTGGCCAACGCAAAGACCGACTGGCTGGCCAACAACAACGGCGTGCTGACCCGTGCGCGGAATACCTTCCAAGCTGGCGACTACGCCACCAAGCCGGGCGAGTCCTTCAACGACTTCACGCAGCGCGTCGTGCAAGACGTCAGCAAACGCTACAGCCCAGCCACCCAAAGCCCACTGGTCGAGCAGATCCCCACAGATCGCACCCCACGGCCAGCAGCTCCAGCGGCCAACATCCGATCACAAGCTGACGCAATCCTTGCAGGGGGCCGCTAATGGCAACAGCTGACGAATACGCAGCCTGGATCGTCAAGAATTCCGCCAAGCGCGGAACTCCTGAGTTCGACACAGTGGCGCAGGCCTACCAACTCGCCAAGGCAGAAGAAAACACGGCCACCTTCCAGCAGCAGAACGCACCGCTGCCACAGGAAACAGGCATCGGCCAGCAACTCATTGGCGCTGGCGAGACTGCCTTGACCTTAGGCACGGCGGCCACAGGTGGCACGCTCGGCACGCTGGCCGGAACTCTCCAGGGCTTGTCCCAGCAGATCCTCTCCGGTCAGTTCGGCACGCCAGAAGCCATGCGTGCAGTCGAGCAAGCCGCTGCAAAGGGCGCACAGGCGCTCACCTACCAGCCACGCACCCAAGCTGGCCAAGAGCAGGTGCAAGCGGTGGGCCAAGTCCTGGCCAACGTCCTGCCACCAGTCCTGCCTGCAATCGCAGCCCCAGGCGCTGTCATGCAAGCCGCACGCACCGCAGCCCCAACCGTAGGAGCAGCCCGTCAGATCGGAACAGCAGCAGGCCAGCGTGCAGCCACAGCAACAGGCCAAGCCATCGCAAGGCCAGTGCAAGCGGCCACCACAGCCGTGCGCGAGACCTTGGGCATGGAGACCCCAGCCGTGGCCACCACAGCCCCAGCAGCAGCCGGTGCGCGTGTCTCAGGTGGTGCAGCAGCTACCCCAGAGGCCATGCGACGCACCACCACGGCGGAAGGCTTGCCAGTGCCAGTCACCCTCACCAAAGGCGCGGCCACCAGAGACGCACAGCAGCTGGCCTTCGAGAAGGAACAGATCAAGAGCGATCTCGGTGGCCCCCTGCGCCAGCGTGCCGAGGAAAACAACCTGCAAGCCTTGCAGAACTTCGACGCACTGGTTGACATGACAGATGCCCAGCTCATGGACTTGTCCAGCACAGGCGGCGCTGTCGTCAAGTCTTTGACCGAAGGCCTCACAGCCGCCAAGAACCGGACTCGCGCAGCCTACAAAGCAGCCGAGAAAGCTGGCGAACTGGAGAACAATGTCACCCTCAACTCAGTGGTGGACTACATCAACGAGAACATCCCAGAGGGCGACCTGGCCCCCATCCTCAAGGCAGCACAGCAGAAGGCCATTGCCATTGGAGCAGCAGTCCCAGACGCAGACGGCAGGCTCGTGGCCCAGCCCATCACCTTGCGCCAGGCAGAAAGCCTGCGCCAGACCTTCCAACGTGCAGGCTTTGAAGGCGCAGACCAGTTCCACGGCGGCAGTCTCAAGCGTGCATTTGACGTAGAGACCGAAGGCATGGGCGGCGACCTTTACAAAAAGGCCCGTCAGACTCGCATCGACCAGGCTCGCAAGTTCGAGAACCGCGCCATCGTTGCCCGTCTCATCAAGAACCGCAAAGGCATGGAAGACCCACAGGTCGCAGCCGATCAGGTTTTCCGCAAGTCCATCCTGAACTCGTCGCCCGAGGAAATCACGTTCTTGAAGCGCGTCTTGATGACCAGCGGGAAAGACGGACAGCAAGCCTTCAAAGAGTTGCAAGGCGCAACCGTGCGCCACCTCAGAGATGAGGCCACCAAGGGCATGGGCATGGACTCACAAGACCGCCCCTTGATCTCTCCTGCCAAGCTGCACCAAGCTGTGCAAGCCCTCGACGCCAATGGCCGACTCGATGTCATCCTTGGCAAGAAAAATGCACAGACCGTCCGAGATCTTGATGACGTCGTGCGCTACGTCACCACAGTTCCACCAGGCACACTGGTGAACAGCTCAGGTACAGCAGGCACGCTCATGGCGGCCATCGCAGAAGCCGGGGCCACAGGCGCACTCACAGGCCTGCCATTGCCAGTGGCCTCTGGTCTCCGCCAGATCATCAAAATGCGACAGGAAGGCCGAACCAAGGCCAAGATCAACGATGCCCTCAACGCATTGCCACCCGTGCAGCCTTGAGCGACAATCCATCATCCAGGAGAACCAGTAAATGTCCACGATTGAAGTTCAACCACCGTACCCAGCATTTGCTGGCGCTGACGGCCTGCCGTTGGAAAATGGTTACATTTGGATCGGCACAGTCAACCTCAACCCCCAGGTCAACCCCATCGCAGTTTATTGGGATGACGCCAAGACCATCCCAGCAGTGCTGCCCATCCGCACGCTTAACGGTTACCCGGTCTACCAGGGCACACCTGCACGCTTTTACGTTGGAAGCGATTACAGCATTCAGGTGCTGGACAGCAAAGGCAGCCTGGTTTACACCTCTTTGAATGGTAATGCTTTTCCAGGCTCTGCTGGCAACTTGTACGTCAACGCTACGGGTACAGGATCGCAGACCATTTTTGCAGTTCCATTTGTGCCCAGTCTGATCTACATCAACGGCGTGTATCAGAATCAAAACACCTATACCCTTGCAGGCGGGAATGTCACGTTCTCCGAAGCGCCCCCATTAACCTCGGTGATCGAGTTCCTGATCTAAGGAGAAAGCAATGCTCAAAACAGTTGGATTCCCATCAACACGCACAGGCGACCAGACTATTGTCGACGGCAACCTCGTCATTGGCACCTCGGGCAAAGGCATCGACTTTTCTGCTACACCGGGCACAGGCACAAGTGAGTTGCTGAACGACTACGAGGAAGGTACGTTTACACCAACGATTACCGCATCCTCCGGAACGTTTACAACAGTATCTGCATCTGGCACATACACAAAAATTGGCCGTCAGGTAACTATTCAACTTCGTGTCACGATAACAAACGCGGGAACAGCAGCAGGTGCAATTAAGTACACCCTTCCTTTTACTTCGGCGGCCAATACGTTTGGCGGCGTTGCATTTGAATTAGCGTCTGTTGGGATGACTGGTTTTTCATGGATTTTTTCAACGCAAGGAAACATCATTAAATACGACTATTCCGGCGTTGTCATTGCCAACGGAAATGTCTGGGACGTAACCGCAACATATTTCGTTTAAGGAACAAAAATGTCTCTGACAAAAGCAACTTTTTCAATGATAGAGGGTGCGTTTGCCAACGTCCTTGATTTTGGTGCTGATCCAACTGGTTTGACGGACAGCACTATTGCAATCCAAACAGCTTTTGACCAAGTACCTTTGGGGCAACAACTTTATTTCCCGCCTGGAGTCTATAACGTTACTTGTCCTGTTGGCGCTGATGCGTGTTTGTCACTTACCCGAAATGTTTTATTAACAGGCGTTGGGCAACGAGGTGCTTACATTTACGGCTTTGGTGGAACAGGCACACAATCTGTTTTAAAAATTTCAATTGCAACTGCAGACGCCCGTGGTTTTCAAATGTCAGGTTTGGTTGTAGGTCATGGGGTAGGCAGTAATCTTTCGGTGGGTTTAAGAATTGACTTGATGGCGGCTACCGCAAGAATTACCAATTGCACATTTGGCGGCAATCTATCCAACAATGGTTATGCCGTTTACATTGATGATGATGCGTTTTCCCATTCTGAACTGTCATTTTGCACAATTGCTCAAGGCGTTTATGCTAATTGCGGTGATGCAAACGTATTTAGAAAAAACTTGTGTTTTGGTGAAAGAGCAGCGTTTACATTTAACATAGGATACGGCATCCGAAACAACACTGTTGAAGAAAACACTTTAGTTAATCGTGATGGTTGGGTAATTATTGAAAATGGCGACAATATGCGCATTGAAAACAACCAATGCGAACTTGGCCCTTTCTACTCACCAGCAAGCAACCAAAATACCGCATCGGCTGGTTTCTGGCTCAAAGGTGTTGACCGACCAATTGCAAATTGCGTTATTAGAAAAAACAACTTTGGCGGCGGCACTAACTACAACAATTCTGTTTATATTGAAAACGCAGAAAAAACTGTAATTGACGACAATTATTTTGTTGCGTGTGGTGTGGCGTCTGCCCCCCAATATGCCGATGTGTATTGCGATACAGACGCTTTTCACACATACATTGGTGTGAACAACCAAGTTCTCGGGTTCCCTGTTGTCAGCCCTAGAGATAACCCATTCTTCAAAGTTCGTGTGCAGGGTGGGGTTGGAACTTTTAATTCTTTGCAATCATCTGCCACTCTAAATTTACAAAACAATTGGGATGGTGGCGCGTATTACAAAGACACATCTGGCACGGTGCGCTTTTCTCAACCACTGACAGGTTTGACGGCTGTTGCCGGTTCAACCATTGGGACACTGCCAGAAATGTTTAGGCCGTACTTCAGTTCTGGTGTAACGCAACGTGCTGTACTTGCAATAACAGATGCTGGCGTTGGTTACGTCACGATTGACAATGCTGGTGTCATAAAAGTCGGAAGTTTGCCGGGTGTAACTGGCGTATACATCTCCGACTTCCAAAGCAAAGCAATTGATGTTGTTTGATGCGTTGTAAAACTTAAATCACTGCACCGATTCAGCAAACCAAAATTTTTTTTATTTGGAGTATCAAAATGGCATTAAAAAAACTTATTTCTGTCGAAGGTGCTTTGACAATTCAAACACCATACGGAAATTTTGAAGACGGTCGTAAAAATGTTGTTGTTGACGCATACATTAAAGTTGTTGAAGTCACATCAACAAAAGAAAATACTTCTGCAAAAGTTGTTTTTTCAGATTCAAAGTTAAAACTTGAAAAACAATATCTTTTCACCCCAGATATGGATGGTAAGAATTTTATTGCACAAGCCTACGAGCATCTTAAAACCCTGCCAGAATTCGCTGGCGCAGCCGATTGTTAAACCAAAGCCCAAGTGGATTCTTGGGTCATACTAGGAGAGCATCATGCTTGAGAAAATTGAAATTGTTGACCGCATTGAAGTGGTCGAATCAGGTGTTGTGCAAGTACGCACCAAAACAGCCATTATGGAAGATGGCAAACAAATCAGTGGCAACTTCCATCGCCATGTCGTTGCCCCAGGCGATGATTACAGCTCCGAGGATGCCCGTGTGCAGGCCATCTGTGCAGCCACCCATACTGCCGACGTGATCGCGGCATACAAGGCAGCCAGCGCTGCACAAGGAGTCTGAGATGAGCACCAACTCGCAAATTGCATTCACGCCTCTTGGCAAGACCGTCGTCGTCGCTGCTGCTGGAACAGCACCCACAGGTGTCCAGGCTCCTGTCGCCGAGAAGTTCAACCCTCAAAACACAGGCCAATACCGCTTCGTGAACGCAGGCCCGAACACAGTGTTTCTAGGCACTGGACCCACAGCTGCACTGGCTGCTGCCGCTTCGGTGGCTCCAACAGCCGGATCGCCAACAGACGCTATCGTGCTGATGCCTGGCGCCGTCGAGATCTTGCGCTTCAACAAGGACACCTTCTTCAGCGGTCTGGCTTCTAGCGCGACCACCGTCTACGTCACGCCCGGCCAGGGCATCTAAATGCTGGAGGCCGAAGTCATGGCGGATGGGAACGAGATCGACCTGGTCAAGTACGGCGTGCTTTGGCAGAAAGTCCAGGACATGGACAAGAAGGTGGACAAGATGGAACGCAACGTCGAGGAGCTGCTCGCGCTCGCCAACAAAGGGCGCGGCGGCTTCTGGATGGGCATGACCATCGCGTCATCGGTTGGCGCTGCCGTGGCTTGGATTGCTGGCCACATGAAGGGCGGATAACATGCTGGCTGAGATCGCAGCAGCGAACGCTGCGTTTGCGGTCATCAAGGCTGCACTTGCCAACGGCAAAGAGCTGCACCAGCTCGGCTCACGGGTTTTCGACTACTTCGACAACAAAGCCAAGATCCAGGAGAACGCCACCAAGAAGGGTGGCGGCTCTGACTTGGCCGAGTTCATGGCCCTGGAGCAGCTCAGGCAGCAGGAAGAAGATCTGCGCGAGCGCATGGTCTACGCAGGCAGACCAGGCATGTGGACGGACTGGCTCAAGTTCCAGGCCCAAGCAGCCAGGCAGCGTCGAGAGGCCAAAGATGCAGCCATCCGCGAGGCCATCAAGCGCAGGGAAAGACTTGAGCAAATGGCCGAATACATCGCCATCGGCATGGCGGTCATTGTGCTGGCTGGCCTCATGGTCGGAGGCTTCATCATCTACATGAAGCACCTGCGATGAGCGACGACAAGCTGAACTCCAACACCACCCTGGACAAGGTGCTCGGGTACGTTGATTCGCCCTTCAAGCTGTTCGCCATCCTCATCATGGGCGTAGTGGCCTTTGCCGGGTATTTCCTTTGGCAGAACCAGACCTTCATGCTGGATGCCTATAAAGAATCCAAGAAGCTGCCAGAGATCAACACAGCCAGGGCGGACGAGGCCAGCTCTTTGTTGTTCAAGCACACCGGCGCGACGGTGGTGGCCATCTTCAAGGTGAATCCATTGTTCAACAGCCGAGTGTTGTACAAGGCATATACCAAGGACGGGCGAGACAAGAGCATTGAGGACATCGACGTCGGTCTGTTCAGCCAGAATTCATCCAACAACAGCGACGTCGTCAAGCTCATGACCAACGAGATCCCGTGTGGCGAGTACCGATACGCGCAGTCAGAGGTGGGTCTCTGGTACATCGAGAAGGGCGTAGCCTTCACCTGCCGGGTGAGCGTCCCACCAGACAGCCATCGCTTTGTTGGCCAGATCACAGTCGGATGGCCACAGCCACCAGAGGACTTGCAGCAAACCAAATTCATGCTGGAGATCGCCAGCACTATGTTGACCAAAAGAGGGAATTGATATGGATTGGCTCAAACAAATCGCACCCACCATCGCCACGGCGCTCGGTGGCCCACTGGCAGGCATGGCGGTCTCGGCCATCTCCAAGGCCGTTGGCGTGGAACCTGACCAAGTTCAGGACATGATCGCCAACAACAAACTGTCTGCCGAGCAGATCGCCCAGGTCAAGCTGGCCGAGATTGAACTCCAGAAGCAGGCACAGGAACTTGGCCTGAACTTTGCCAAGCTGGAAGTCGAGGATCGCAAGTCGGCACGGGAGATGCAGGCCACCACCAGGTCGATGATGCCTCCCATATTGGCTGGCGCTGTGACCGTTGGCTTTTTCGGCATCATGGTGATGATGTTCTTCAACCAGATCGACAGCAACAACCCAGCCATTCTGATGATGCTGGGCAGCTTGGGCACAGCGTGGACCGGCATCATCGCGTATTATTTCGGCTCTAGCGCAGGGTCGCAAGCCAAGACCGATCTTCTTTCAAAAGCAGGGCCAGTGAAATGAACCTAACACCCAACTTCACCCTCGAAGAGCTGACAGCCAGCGAGACCGCCGAGCGCAACGGCTGGGACAACAGCCCCAACGATCAGGAACTGGCCAACCTCACCAGGCTTGCAGACTTCTTGGAGCAGGTCAAGGTCGTGCTGAACGGCAAGCCCATCATCATCAGCTCAGGCCTTCGCACAAAGAAGGTCAACGACGCAGTGGGCAGCAAGGACACCAGCCAGCACCGGCTCGGCTGTGCTGCCGACTTCAAGGTGCCAGGCATGACACCAGACCAAGTGGTAAAAGCCATCGTCGCCAGTGGCATCGGCTACGATCAGGTCATCCGCGAGTTCGACCGCTGGACGCACATCAGCATCCCCAACAGCGTGGACACAAGCCCTCGCAAGCAGGCACTGATCATCGACAAGGCTGGCACCAGGCCTTACGCATAAACGGCGGCGCAGGCCACCAAGAAGGCCAGCCAGAGCATCCCTAGGATGCCCATGACAAACCACCAGGCCACACGCCTGAGCATGTACCGCCACACGGACTGCGGCAACAGCTCAGGACCGTGCAGCTTGCGGCCAATCTTGGCCACACGCACGGGGCAGTCGCGGCCCTGGTTGCAGTTGCCGAATTCGTCGCAGCAGTTCACGACGGCTCCTTGAGCGTGGCCCATGCCACTTGGGCACATCGGGCGCACTGGTAGTGGTACTGAGTGCGGTGTAACGATGGGGTGAGCAGCCAGCGGTGTTTGCATTGGGTCATGACTGCTCCTCAGTGGCCTTGTGCAAATAGGCCGTCAGGCGCTTGATCTGGGTTTCCCGGTACTTGCACATGGACTCAGCGTATTCACGCGCTGTCTGGGCCTCCAGCAGGCTGCGCTTGCTGTCCTCCAGCTCACGCAATGCCAGCACCTCAGCGCTCGGTGTGGTGTAGGCGTTCTTCGCCCAATTGCACAGCTCTCGAATCATGTCAGCTCCCTCTCGGCCAACTCGTCGGCCATCTTCGCCCAATACGCCTGGCTGATACTCATCACCAGGATGCCCACTTGATCGAACTTGCGCTCACACAAGATCTTGCCCAAGACGATCTTTTCGTTCGCGCTCGACTCGTCCAGCGCCTCGCAGATGTTCACCCCATCAAACGGGTCGCACGCTTCGCCATGCGTCAGCAGTTCAGCAGCTCGCGCCTCGATCGCAAAGACCAGGCTCTCGGCCTGATCCTCATCATCCTGGCGGCTGTTCATCATCATGGTGTTCATGCAGTTCATTTTGTTTCTCCGGTTGATCTGGCGATGGCGGTACTGACAACAGTCAGCCATTCGCCATAGACTTTTGGATGTGCAGAAGCCAACAGCGATGAGATGTTGCCTTCGCACAATTTCAAAGCCTCCAACAAGTTGCGCACCTCAAGGCGCAATCCGTAGATTTCCGTGTGTTGCTCTTGCGCGAGTTGATACAACCGGCGCAGTTCGTCGGCGGCTTCATTGCAGTGCATCGGTCTATCACCATCAAGCAGGCCAGCCAGCCAAATGGCTTTTGGTTGTTCGCTCATGACGACCACCACGCGACCAGCAATGCGGCCATGCCGACACCAATTGCGAAAGCCAAGGTATAACCAGCCACGCGCTCCCAAAGCGGCTCTGGGCGGCCATAGCCCTTCACCCAGGTGCAGTCTGCAAAGTTGCGGGGTGTTGTGTAATTCTTCATGTCGTTCTCCTAAAATGTGGGGCCAGTGGCCCAGTGGGTTAATAAATTTTGAAGCCAAGCAATTTGTTGATGTTCTGGCCAGCTTCTTCTGCTCGCTCACCAGCTGCATTTGCGGCAGCAGAAAACAATGAAGCATCTGATGTTGGATCGGATGCGTTTTGCAGATCAACGCATTGGTCTGACAAATACAAGCCGGTTTCGGCTTCAATTGCCACCAGTTTTGCAATCAATTCTTTGTAGGTCATAACGGTCAGCTCCTTGCTGGTTGTTTGTTGGTAGGCCTCCAGTATAACTTGATTTCCCACAATCTCACACATTTATTATTGGGACAAACCCTTATATCGCAGTGATCTCCACATCATGCGGCTTGCGCTTCCCATCCAGCAGCTCATGCAGGCGTTTCTCGGTCAAGCGGTGGCAGCGAATCATGGCCCTTGCAGGCAGCACATCCAGCAGCGCAGCGTAATCCTCCAGCACAGCACGCACGGCCTGGATGCCAGCACCATCCAGCCGGATCGCGCCCCCAGCAGTGTTGCGGCGGCCAGCATGGGCCATCGCGGTGATGGCATCCATCAGCAGGCCAGAACTGTCCTCGCACACTTGCATGGTC